GTTTTTAACAAATACATTTCATATAATGACCTCCAAGCAAAGTAATCAAAGTTATAATCATTTTCGTGATTAATAACCTCGTCAATGTTTGATTCACCATATTGGTTAATTGTGTTTATTAACTCTTCATTAACAATTCCAACTTTGGCCAATGATTTCATTGTTTGACTAAAACTCTCATTGGTTTCTTTGTGATAAGAGGATATTGCAACAGAGGAAGCCAACCTTGAATAATCATGGTGACTTCCGGTATATGATGCGGCAATCTCGTAAATCAATTTATCCAATTGTTTTGTTGAGATGATACCCTCAGTTGGAACTGATGTAATAACCTTAATGAATATCTGATCGGAATTAACATTAAGGTTTTTACTTGCTCGTTTGATTCTTGTTTGTATCTTGGTGGGGTTGAATGATACAACTTCCCCATTTCTTTTTTGAATTCTTAGTGACATAGTAATAATTTTAAAAATCGTCTGTAAATGAAATAGTTTCGTTAAGTTTGGCTTTTTGATACTCAACCGTTCTTGATTCAAAGAAGTTACCCTTGGTTTCAACGGCAATCTGTTCCATAAACTTGAATGGTTGTTCAACATTAAAGTGTTTATTACATCCCAACTTAACCAATAAACCATCAACAACAAATTCCAAATATTGTTTCATTAAGTTGGAGTTCATTCCGATTAATGATACTGGTAGTGATTCTGTTATAAACTCTTTTTCAATCTCCAAAGCTGACAATAATATTTCCTTTATTCTTTTTTCACTTGGTTTGTTATCAACGTGATTATTTAAAAGATGAATTGCGAAATCACAATGTAAGTTTTCATCTTTAAAAATCAATGAATTTGCATTACAAAGACCTTGCATAATCCCCCTTGATTTCAACCAAAATATTGAACAAAATGACCCTGAAAAGAATATCCCCTCAACCGCAGCAAATGCTACCAATCGTTCTTGGAATGATGCTTTCTCAATCCAATTTAACGCCCATTTAGCTTTTTTCTGAACCGCTGGTAATCTATCAATCGCATTGAAACATTCGTCCTTTTCCTTTGGATTTGATATATAAGTATCAATTAATAAAGAATACATTAAAGAATGGATATTTTCCATCATCAATTGAAATCCATAGAAAAATTTTGCTTCAGGGTATTGTACTTCTCGGTAGAAGTTCTCAGCCAAGTTCTCATTCACAATACCATCAGATGCTGCGAAGAATGACAATATGTTTTTGATGAAGTATTGTTCGTTCTCAGACAAGTTCTGCCACTCTCTGATATCACCAGTCAAATCAACCTCTTCAGCTGTCCAAAATGCCGCCTGGTGTTGTTTGTAATACTCCCATATGTCGTGATATTGGATGGGGAAAATAACAAAACGATTTGGATTTGATTCTAATATTTTTTCAGTCATAATTAATTTGTGTTTTCTCTTTGTTTTCGTTTTTCTAATAAATCTTTAATTCTTTGTCTATTGTTCTCTTCTTTTTGTTCTTCGTGTCCCAAGAATGTAACGGATGATTCAGTATCAATGTCCAACATACCATTATCAAACTTACAATTTTCAAAAATAATTCCATCATCACCAATCCTTGATTTCGTAATCGCAATTGTTGCCAATTTCATCTCTTTTTGTTGTAATGTTTTTGCCACAGATATAATAACGTGACCAACTTGAGCCTTCTTAATTGAACCCCCCATTTGATCCGTTGTTACCACCTCTGATGATATTGAACTTCTATTACCCTGTGTTGCAGTCCATCCAACCAAACTCAATTCGTGACACATTGCTTCAAATGCTCTCATAACTGAGCCCTCTGACTTCCATTCATCACCCAAGTTCTTCTCAGGTACAACACAATCAATGTAATCCAATAATATCATATCAATCTTAATACCTTCAGCAATCTTCTTTCTGACAATATTTTTGATTTGACTCATTGTCATTGTATCAGATGGAAGTTTTTCCAATATAAGTTGGTTATCCATCTTCTGTTCAATTTCTTTTACCTTTCTGATAACCTCATCTTTTTTGTTTGACATATCATCAGGATGGATTTTAGTCCACAAGGTAAAATGTTTTCTTTGAATAACCTTGGGATTATCTTCAAAAAATATTTGAAGGACATTATATCCCAAATTAAATGCGTTATTGGCAATCTTGGTTAAGAATGTTGATTTACCAACACCGGTTGGGGCTAACACCACACCAATTTCACCTTTTGCCAAACCACCCTTTAATAATCGGTCAATACCAGCTATTCCCATTGGGATTGGATGTCTAAAATCTTCATTCAATACATCATCCAAATTGGAGAATACATTTAACATCCCATCATCTACTAGACCCACTTGTAATGCTCCTCTAATCATTTCTTCAAGGGTATCATAACTCTCAAACTCACCCCCATCAATGACCTTTTGTGCCTTGGTAATTGCTTTCTGTAATTCTTGTTGTTTACAAAACTTTAAGGCTTTCTCTTGAACGAACTCACCCCCAGATAATGGTGCTTCTTTAATCTTTTTAATTGTATCAATAACGATTTTGGCAACATTCTCTTGTTGGAATTCTGCCTTTGTGATTTGTTCCAAGGTGTCAAAAGTGGGAACACTGTCCCACTTTTGTTTGTATTCCTTAATCATCTGAACGATGAGTTTGAAGTATTTGTTTTCGAAATAATTCGGTTCTAAAACATCTACAATTGACCTTGAAAAGTTATTATCTAATACAATTTGATTAATGAGTTGAATCTGGAATGAGCTTCCCAAGTAATCAAAATTTTTGTTAGATGACATAGTTTAAATTTGTTGTATGAATAAATATTACACTCTTGTATTAAGTCCAAGGTAATTGTAAGAAAGGTCTCTTGCTGACAAAAGATTGGTCAAATTTGATAAGATATCTTTTATCGTTTGTCTAATGTCAACTGTGTATCTGACCTTTGGGGGGTAGATTTTTGCATCAAATTTTCTATGACATAATAGTTTGTCACCTTGTTTTAAATATATGTTAAAGTATTCCGGACCATCAACGAAGGATGTGTTCAACATACCTGGGTTATTAATTACGTCATACTGATTCTCCAATAGATAAGTTACCGATTTCATTTTGAGTTGATAGTTCAAACTTTCAACAAGTTCATTCATAAACTCATAAAAATCAATGGAATTCTTTGCTGCTGGATTGTAGTCTTTAACATTAAAAAATCTTTGAACGATAATGTTATCATTTACCATCATCAAAAATTCCAATTTGGTTACATCATGTTGTTCTCTCATTGTTTTGTTATTTTTTTGTTTTAAAATTTCGTTTTTCTTTTCTAGTTAATTTCAAAAATGGTTTTAAAAAATTTACCCAAGCGTCATCACCTTTCGGAAGATATTTAAAGAACCCATCCTCCATCATCATCTTTATTAAGTTTCTATGACCCCTTCCATCAGGATCCAAGGTTTCTTTATAATAAAGTTCAACAGTACTTTTTCCTTCTTCATCAATCAATGGTTGGGACAAATCTACAATCTTTTTATTGATTTCAAAAAATTCTTCACCATAAATTCCTGTCTTAGTTTTTCCTGTTAAAAGATTCTTTAGGACATTGTTATTCTTATCTTTTTTTAAGATGTTTTCCGCCTTTGTAATAATATCGGTAATTGTAATTGCTTCATCAAGTAATTCAGGAAATAATTTGAATAATGTCTTATCCCCCAAATAATATATCCCATCAATATTGTCTGATTTATCTCCAGCTAATATCTTGTATGTTTTAACATTATAATGTGGAATCCAATATTCTTGAACTTTAATTCTATCCCCATCAGTATATGTCTGTTTAACTCTTGGAGAATAAACTGACACATTTTTGGATATCAATTGGGTTAAATCCATATCACCTGAAAATATGGTTATATTTTCATCAGATGCTATTTGACAATAATAAGCAATAAGATCATCAGCTTCATTGTTATTAATATCCACTTGTCTGATAAACATCTCCTCAACATATTGTTTAACCCTCTGTTTTTGATAGTTAAAAGATTCATCCTTTGGTTCATCCAACACTTGATTACGATTTCCTTTATATTGGGGGTAAATCAATTTCCTTGTTTGAGAACTGTTCTCACCATCCCAAAATACAATTACCTTATCAAAATTTTGTTCTTCAATGAATCTTCTCAAAGTGTTAAGGAAATGCCAAATTCCTCCAATGTGTTTACCATTGTGGTAATAATCTTTAACCCCATGAAAACCTATTTTAAGGAGGTTGTTTGCGTCAATTATTAATGTTTTAATCATTAAAATAATTTAAGTTGTTCAAAATGTTTTTTCTTCTCAACGATATATTCACTTAAGAATTCTGTGAATATTGCTGACATTACCGGGACACATATTGAGTTTCCAGCCAATGCTACGTGATTTTTGGTTGTTAGATTGGTTGATAATAATTTATCAATATCCTCTTCTTCTACCCCCATAAATCTATATGCCTCCCTACCTGTAATTGTTCTTATTCTTCCATCCACCATAATCTGTGGTGAACCAGTTGTTGTTAAACAAGGGGAACAACCATCAATGGAATAGATACGTCTTGCTTGGTCATAATTAACATCGTTTCTACGTGCTATAAGTTTGCACACACTATCTTTTTTGGGTTCATTGGGGGTAATGTCACATTCAATGAATAAGTCCTCTGTAATGTCATTTTCTATGAATGGTCGCATTGGAATTCTATCCTTTTTATGACTATCAACATTTAACATTTTAACATTCACCTCTTCATTTGTCATTCCATAAACTGACATCATAAAAACCCTTTCCCTATTTTGGGGACAACCAAAGTCCGCACCATTAAATACCCTCCAAGCACATCCATATCCAACACCATTTAAGAAGTTAATATGGTCTTTAAAGTTTTCAATATGATTATTTGATACCAAGTTCTTAACATTTTCCATCAAAAGATATTTTGGTTGGTTTTTGGTTAAGATTCTTTCAACTTCAAATAATAAACCACTCCTTGTACCCTTTTGGATACCTTTTTGAACACCGGATATAGATATGTCTTGACAAGGGAATGAATAAGTCATTAGGTCAGATTGGGGGTAATTATCTTCATTTACCGTAGAAATGTCCCCCAAGTTACCCAATGTAGTTTTATGTAAGGAGTCATAAGCAATATTAGCAATTTTTAGAATATCACAATTTGCGACATTTTCATAATCAACACCAATATAATTTAGTGCCAATTCTTGTGTTCCATAACCTGAGAATAATGATATGACTTTTAATTTATTCATATTGTAATGTTATAAAAAAATAAAATGGTAATCAATTATAAAATTTTATTACTTTTTTTAATGTTATCAATAGCCCATAGTGGTTGTAAATTAGTATAATGGAACAATTTTAATAATTCATCTTTGGTTTTTGCTGAGGATAATGGAATTATATGATCTATATGCCAATCTTCCCTATTGTTCCAACTCATACCATTAATAAATTGTTTTTCCAAATGTTCTTTTAATTCAAGGGGGGAACAACCAACTATTTCAAAAGTGTTATTGTTTTTGTTTATTTTATAGATTTTTAAATATTTCCATATTCTACATCTCATACGATTTGTTAAAACAAATATAGGTTCATTTTCCATCCTTTCTTTTTTTCGTTCTTGTTTTCTTATTCTATATCTTTCCCTATATTCTTTTCTTATATTAGGATTTTTTGTATAGAATTTTTTCAATCTTTCACTCATTTCATATGGATTTTCACTTCTATGAACCATTTCAGAGGCTTTTAAACAGATTTTACATTCTGGTCTCAATTTGTCTTTTTTAGAGCTATCTTTACGAAATTCTGATGTATTTCTTTCAATTCCACATCTACAACAAATTTTTGTTTCCATTTTCGATATATTCTTTTAATAGTTTATTAACTAAGGAAGAAATATTTATATGTTTTAACTTTAAAAGGTTTGGTAGTTCTGGGTCTATTGCTACTGAAATTTTTACCTTTTTTTTATCGTCTTCAATTTTATTTCTTCCCATATTAATAAATATATAGAATTTAATAAAAGTAATATAAATATTACTTTTTTTTAATCTTCATAAGAAAAATCATCAATTTCAGATGATTTTTCATCTAAAGTAATTTCACCAGTGCCACTCAAAATTGCATTCCAATATTGTGAGTATTCTTTTTTATACTTATCCAACGCTTCCTTTGTATCAGATATATAACCTTGTGGTACAGCAATAATTTTTCCATCCTTATAAGCGATTCCGTTCACATGGTTTTTTAGTATAGAAATTTTAGTTCTGATTGCATAAGAAACAGTTCTACCATTCTTAGTTGCAGTAATGTGATTGATTCCCGCTTTTTTCTGATTACCAAATAAAAATACTAAAGAAGAAGCTAACCACAATGCCTCACCACCTTTTGCTTTGATTTCAGGTTGTCCAAAAGGATTATCAGGTAAATCAACCCAGGGTTGGTTGATTACAATCATTGTATTGTAATACGGATAATCTTCTTTTTTTGATTTAGCAATCCTTGAATGAATCCCCATACCAATTTTATCCGCTAATACAGAGGCGTTGTGCATTTTACCACCTTTACCTTCAAAAGTCATTTTACAAGGAATTGAACCAATTGAGTCCCAACATATACATAAGTTATATGGTAATTCTCCTTTTTCTTGTGCATCTAATAGTTCATTTATATATTCAGTCGCTTGTTCAATATAATCGAAACTATCA